CAGTTATTTGGTGTATTAGCTTATAGCTTTGGATAATAATTTACTTGTGATAAGAAAAATTATCATAACTCGTGATAACTTTTCAGAGAATAAAGCTATCGAGCTAACTAAACCTGACCGTTATGGCGAGTATGGTTTTCCTTCTTATATGCTTTCTAATAATAATGCACGTATCCGGGATGCGAAGCAGCGTCGTGATCGAGCAAGAAAGCTAAAAGAGACAGAAGATAAAGAATACACTATCAGTGGTGTACGTGTCGTTGAGAATGCTAAAGAGAACCGTCTGCAGTTATTTTTTGCCGGTATTCCGAGTAAGGAAATCCGGTCACAGTTGAAAGAAAATAATACTTTTAGGTGGACTCCCTCTATTGGTTGCTGGCAGTCATACCTCAATCGTTGGTGTATAGAGCGTGCGAAAGTTATCTTAAATTCAATTACTGAATAATTATGGGGGAGTTGTCAAGAGAAGCCTCATTACAAAGGGTAATGAGGGCATCAGGTCGTGTACCTGTTCAATGTTCATGTAGCATTTGTAAACAACAATGTCATACTCCTTGTCTTGGTACTCCTGATGATATTGAAAGGATTATTGATGCAGGTTACGCAGATAGATTGGAACTGACAAATTGGGCTACCGGTATCTTTTTAGGAGTTATCAATGTTGCTGTTCCAATGATTCAACCTGTTGCTGGCAAAGAGTATTGTGCTTTCTTTGAAAATGGGTTATGTATTTTACATGATAAGAATTTGAAACCAACTGAAGGACGTTTATCTCACCATACGGTAAGGAAAGATAATTTTAATCCAGTTATGAGTCTTGCTTGGAACGTTGCAAAAGAATGGATGATGACTGATAATATGGAGGTAATTTCTCGTGTGTTAAATAAGTTTCAAAATAAACGAAGGCTATGAGTACACATTCATTTGTACGTGTTGATTGCAAAGCATTTGCGAAATGTGGAATAAAATCCCTTTCGCATTGCCGTCGATATCGGGGTGAAGATAATTATTGTAAGGGATGTACTCTTATTCGTCGTAAACCTCGAAATAGAAAGTTTGATGCAGGTGGTAGAGAGATGAAAAAATGTACCCATTGCGGCCACTATTTCTATCTCAATCGGTTTTACGCAAATACGATTACTTCGCATGGAAAAAAATACCGGTGTTTATCGTCATGGTGCCGTATGTGTATGTCACAGGTTAATAGCGAGAGGGCAAAGCAAAAAAAAGGACTCACCTAATAATAAGTTTCTTGTATGAGATATTATGCTTCAGTTAGTTTTGGCAAGGATTCTTTGGCAATGCTTTTCATGCTAATAGAAAAAGGATATCAGTTGGATGAAGTCGTTTTCTATGATACAGGTATGGAATTTCAGGCAATCTATAACACTCGTGATGCTGTTCTTCCAATTCTTAAAAAACTTGGCATTAAATATACAGAACTGCATCCGGAGCAACCTTTTCTTTGGACAATGTTTGAAAGGCCGGTTAAGAAAAGAGGGACCAATATTATCCATAAAAAAGGATATAGTTGGTGTGGGGGAACATGCCGGTGGGGAACGAGTGAAAAACTTCGTGCGTTGAAAGCTCACACAAAAGATGGAATTGATTATGTCGGTATTGCTGCCGATGAGATGCATCGCTTTGAAAAAGAAAATCGGGCTAATCGGGTTTTACCACTTCGTGACTGGGGGGTTACAGAAGCAGATGCACTCCAGTACTGTTATACAAAAGGCTTTGTTTGGTGTGAGGATGGAGTAAGGCTATATGAACTACTTGATCGTGTGAGTTGCTGGTGTTGTGGAAATAAGAACTTGAAGGAGTTGAAGAATATGTATTTGTACCTTCCATGGTATTGGAAAAAGCTGAAAGAACTTCAGTTAAATACCGATAGGCCCTATCGGCGTAATAGTGGAGAAACCATTTTTGATTTAGAGGAAAGATTTAAACGTGAAATGCAATAGAAAGAGTTATTATGATTCCCATATGTGTAAATGGAAGAGATTATTATAATCGAGAAGAAGCACTTGCTGCCTGGTTCGAGGAATGGTTAATGAAACAAGACTTTGAGCAAGATCTTATTGATCGAGAGCTGGAGCTTGAATATCGAAAGACTCATCCGGATTGGAACACTCCTTATGTGATGTATGGTGTTCGGAAAAAACATAAGTGTATCCAAAAGAATGAAATTGCCGTGTTTTATGACTTGTTACCTAGACAAAAGCGAGCCCGTACTGCTGAAACACATTGGTATAAAGTATTGTACAAGAGAAAGGCCACTCCTGAAGAAGTTGATTCACTCAAGGCTGGGGAATATACCCGTAGATATTTAGTGTATTCCCTGTTTATTGAGAAGAAAATGACTCTTGACAAGGCTTTATCTCTTATAGTTGCCGATGATAAATTATTAGGAATTGCGGATAATACCATCTCTGAAATTGTAACAGCCTTTGAGACTTTCTTTAACCGTAAATTTAGAATTTATAAACCCGAGTTTACAACTCAACTTAATTTATTTACAGAGTAATATGAAAACAACAATTATTTCATGTGTGATTTTGTTTGTGTTCCTGCTATATGTAGGGCACTTGTCTATAACAATCAAACCGTTTGCGGTCCAGCTTCCGTACTGGCATCGTTCACTCGGACTATTTCTGTTGATCCTCTCTTTTATAGTATATAATGCCGGTGAACATGCAAAAGGCTACGTCGATGGACTAAAAGAAGGGGAAAGAAAAGTATTTGAATTGTTGAAGAAAAAGACTGAATAAAATGGCGTTAAAAAGGCGAAGTTTCTGTTTGCTAAACTTGTCAATAAAAGATAACTTTATAGTGCAATGGATTAAAAGTCAAACCAATATAATCACTAAGAAGTTATGAAAACGGTTTTTTTTACAAACGTAGAAATTAAAAATCTGAAAGAAATTCTTTCTCACTCTGATGATTGTTTAGCACAGAAACTTTTGCTGAAAGTAGAAAAAGCAGATGCTTGTGAAACAAAGTATTTAGATGTCACTTTTCAAGTATGTGTGGAAGCTCATCGTGAAATAGTCGCATACTTTGAGAAATATAAAATAAGAGGGATGGATATAGAATCTCAAGTTTGCCGCCTTGGAAAAGGCTGGTTAAGATGTGTTTCAATAGATGATAATTACATTGTAGCCCAATGTTATGATGATGATGTAATTTATGATCTTAGCTATTCTGATGCCCTTTTCCCTCTTATTGATTATTTAAGAAATCAAGATAAAAAATGCAAATAGAGAAGTGGTAAAAATCAAATTAGGAAGAAGAAAGTAACAAATCAAATTGATTTGATGAAAATGGCGTTAAAATGGCGAAGTTTCTGTTTTCATACCCTGTCAATAACGATTATCTTTATAGATGTAAATAATTAAAAGTCAAACATGTAAATAACAAATAGAACTATGAATAAAGTGATTTTAAACGAACAAAAGATAATTGACAATATAACAGAAGGTTATCCTGTTACAGTTACACGGGAAGACGGTTTCAAGTATATTATTAGCATGGAACGTAAACGAGGTGAAGAAGTATATTCATATCAGTTCGGACGCATTAAAAGAGAATTTGATTCTTTTGATAGTTTGGAAAATGCACTTAGTTCATATGAATTTACAGAGGTTATTTTTTAATACAAGAAAAAGAATGAGGAAAGAAGGTATAAAAAGACAGGATTTTGGATGTTGTCCTGGTCATGATAAGTTTCCCAATCATACCTACAATACCCGTGCTTCAAAGAAAGCCAAACGACGAACAGATCAACTTGCTAATATGCGTGCAAGACGTTGGGCGAGACGGGAATTATTAATTGAATTAGAACTATTGATTAATGACTAACAAGATAAGAAAGGAATGATTATGGGATGGGGATTTTTTATATGTCAAACTGATTGTAAGAACCGAAAAAGACTAACCGAATTTTGGTTACACAAAAATTTTATCGGTGTACATTATCATGGCTGGGTTGATTTAAACCAGAAGAAATTAGCAGAATCGTGTACAAGGCATAGAAAGTTTAAAGATAACTACTACGTAGCAATGGAAACTATAATACCATTCTATGTAATTAGAAAGATTATATTTTCTCCACGGGTTCTTTGGGAATTAGCAAAGTGGTTTATCGGAGCTTGGAGATATAATAATCGGAATAAATAATTCTCATAAGAAAAATGATGAACATTGGAATTGTAGATGTAGACGGTCATCACTTCCCTAACTTTGCTCTTATGCGTGCGTCTGCATATCATAAAGCGAGAGGTGACCAAGTGGAATGGGCTACCCCTTTCAATCAATATGACAAGGTATTGGCAAGCAAAGTGTTTACTTTCACTCCAGACTTCAATTACTTGACTTTGCAGGCTGACATAATAGAGAAAGGTGGGACTGGCTATGACATAAAGAAGCAATTATCATGTGAGATTGAAAGTAGTGTATTAATGGACTATTCCATTTATCCTCAATATAACTTTTCTCTTCAGTTTTTCTCACGTGGTTGCATTCGGAAATGTCCGTTTTGTTTGGTTCGTGAAAAAGAGGGATATATCCAGGCAGTAGAACCGGTTGAGTTGAATCCTAAGGGAGAATGGATCGAGGTGTTAGATAACAATTTTTTTGCAAACCCTGAATGGCAGGATGCGATCAATTACTTACAGAAAAAAGGGCAAATGGTTAATTTGCACGGTGTTGATGTACGTATTATGAATGAGGAACAGGCTTTTTATTTGAGTAAGTTGAAATTGAAAAGAAGAATCCACATCGCTTGGGATTTGCCGGAGATTGACCTTACAGAAAAGTTGAGAGAAGTTACTAAATATATCAAGCCTCGTAATTTGTCTTGTTATGTCTTAGTAGGTTTTAACTCCACAGTAGAACAGGATATGTATCGACTAAATAGGCTTAAAGAGTTAGGAATTTCTCCTTTTGTACAGCCATACCGGGACTTTAATAATGACCGCAAACCGACTTTATATGAAAAGGATATTGCACAATGGGCTAACAAGCATCAAATATTTAAAACCTGCGATTTTGCAGACTTCTCACCAAGGAAGGGATTTAAATGTAACTATTATTTAAAGCAAAATAGAGATGAAGAAGATACTACTTATCTGCACACTTCTTGTCCTGATGGTAGGATGTGTTCCACAGAGAAAATATAAAGAGAATCGCTTCACGAAGCAATTTCGGCAAGCTGATTCTGTGTTTAACGAAAAATACGGATTACAATGAAAAGATTGATATTAAACGTATTGGGGCGCATATTAGGTTACAGGCGATACGTGTGTCCTAATTGCAAGAAAGTGAATTATCTGAAATGTAGTGATGAATTGACAGCCGGATATTGCCGGAACTGTGAACATCCTATTTGGAATTAATGTATAACATTGTGAAAGGAGTTAATTATGTTAGAAAAAGAAGTTACTAAGAAAATCTATGTTGCAGATGACAACAAAGAATTCTTATCTAAAGAAGAATGTGAAAAGTACGAGACGTTTGTGAAAGAAATACTTTCAAGGATTGAGTATTTCTGCATTAGTTGCCAGCCTGATTTAACGGAAACCGGTTTGTTTCAACATAAAATTTATGTTGCTGTATATTCCAATAATTATTATCACAAAGAGATTGCTTTAAATTGGGCTATAAAGGCATGTGGGTATTTGGGACAGAGTGTACAAGGATACGGTTTTCAGCCTAATTTCTCATTGAGTAAATCTGATAAAATAGGCTTCGATGAATGTAAGCCTACAATATGGGGTGGTACAGATTTAAAAAGTGAAAGAATTTTCCTAAGTCCAATAAAAGTTGATGGATTTCCGGATAATATTGATTATATGAGAGAATGGGGATTTAAGTAAATTCAAGAATAGAAAAGAATATTATGGAAATACATAGAATGAAGCCGGAGAATCCTATTATCATCGTTGATGAAGAAGAATTCGACCGGATTGACGCAATAGCCAAGCTGAAAGAAGAAGAGGTGGAGAAACTTGCCAAAGAGATGTTCTTGCGTCATGTTAAATCGAGTGGAATATCAATGCGCTTCCGTATAAATGGTGTGGAAAAAGTAATAAGACAACAGGTTATTACCGAATTGAATTACGATGAACGTGGTTGGCCGGAATCTGTATCTGAAGAGGTTAAGCATACCATTGTAGATGATATTACCCATTACATTAACAAACATTTTGAACACTACAAAGATGATTGTAAATCAGTTGTAGAATATGAATGGAATTTATGTAAAAGTAAGCATGAAAGAAAGATTAAGTATTGGAAGTCTCTTTTTTTCATTACTTTTTCAGTACTGATAGTTGAGTGTATTTATAGAATAGTTCAATAAATCGAAAAGCATATGAAAGCTATTTCAGTAAAACAGCCATGGGCTTATTTGATATGTTCCGGAGTGAAAGATATTGAGAATCGTACATGGCCATGCCCTAAGAAGTACATAGGAAAACGTGTACTAATCCATGCAAGCGCAGTACCGATAGAAATGGTAAATCCTAATAGTGTATTTACAAAAGCTCAATGGGACCGGTTTTCTATGGGGTTTCAACGTGAGCTTATATGTGGTAATAGTATTGTCAATTCTGCTATTATTGGTAGTGTGATGATAACTGATTGTGTTGTTAATCATCTCTCTGTATGGGCGGAGAAGGGGGTATATAATTGGGTACTTTCTAATGCTGTATTATTCTCGGAACCTATACCTGCAAAGGGAAAACTTTCTTTCTGGGATTTTGATGGACTGAAAGAAGTTACAATCGAGTGTCCGGAATGTGGCAGCCATGAAATCGCTATTGAAGATTACACGACAGCTCCATATCCAACGTATTTACATAGTTGCAATAAATGCGGTTATGTGATCATGGAAAGTGAGTGGGAAGTAGTATCCACATAGTTTACCTGTGATTAGTCTTTGAGTTCATTATCATTCTGTATTCGCAGTCTAATAGTCCGTTTATGCGAGGCTTATGAATAATATGTGATTCCGGATATTTTCTAAGTATTCCATTTTGTAGGAACCTAATAGTTTGATTTTGTTCTCTGATTACCACACTTAGTATTACGATGATAAAGATTAGTACTATATACCCAAAGGTGATTAAGTACACTATTTCTCTATTGAAATAGAAGAAGCTTTTGAATGATCTAAAGTTACTCATGTTTTGTATGTTAAAAATAAAAACGTGCCCAATTCAATAAATACACCCTTCGTAGAGGTGCGGCAAACAACCCAAGTAAGGAAGCATAGATATTAAACGGGCACGCATATTTGTGATAATACAAAACGCGAACACCGTTCAATCTATCACCTTACTTTGTTGAAAATTGCCGCTTTCTACAAAGGAGAGACTGAACGTCACAATGATACCTATTTGGTATCTGCCGCAAATATAACTAATTCTTTAAATTAATGTTGAACCTGGGTGCGTCTTTTTAAGATGCGCCCTTTATTTTTTGTGATGATGAAGAAAATAATTGTAACTGGTAGCGAGGGTTTTATTGGTAAAGCTCTTTGCCGGGAATTGTCAAAAAGAGGTGTTGAAGTCATTGGTATTGACCGAAAGAACGGAACTGAAGCATCAAATGTTCATGAACTTTTGAAAAAAGGTGATATCGACTGCGTATTTCACCTTGCAGCACAAACAAGTGTTTTCAATGAAAATTTGGAGCAGATCCGGAAAGATAACATTGATACCTTTATGAGTGTTGCCAATGCCTGTAACCTATACCGGGTGAAGTTGGTGTACGCCAGCTCGTCAACAGCGAATCCTGTGAACACTACTTCTATGTATGGAATAAGTAAACATTTCGATGAACAGTACGCATCTGTCTATTGTAAGACTGCTACCGGATGCCGGCTGCATAATGTATATTCACCAAACCCACGTGAAAGAACTCTTCTCTGGTTCCTGCTTAATGAGGAAAGGGTGTCATTATACAACTGCGGTCAGAATATCCGGAGCTTTACTTACATGGATGATGCTGTCGAAGGACTTATCTATGCGATAGGATGTAACCGTCAGCTAATCAACATCTGTAATGTACAACCGGTGACTACTATGTATTTTGCTACTTTAGTGAAGTACTACAAATCGCTTGAAATTGAGTTGATTAATGAAAAACGGGATTTTGACAATTTGGAGCAGTCGGTGAACCGGGATATCTATTTAGTACCTTTGTCTTACACATCTGTCGAGGACGGAGTAAAGAAGATCTTTGATGAAAGGAAAGGGAAAGATATATCGTATTGATGACTGGGATAAGCCGGAAGCGGTGAAATGTAAGAGCTGGTCTCATCAGGAACGGTTATGTGATCTGAAAGAAAAGGTATCACTTCATAAAAAGGGTGATATCTATTACATCTCCCAGTTCACCCGTTCCAAGACTGGTACCAGCTTTTCAGAAATTAAACAGTCGGAGGAACTTGCATCATTCTTTGCAGAGAGAGCGTGTGAGTTTCTCCACCGCTTCATTGTAGGGGGATGTGAAGGATGGTGTATAGTCACCACACCGCGACGGAGACACTACGAGGGCTTTCATTTTGCAACCTCTATCTGCACGAAAATAGCTGGGGCGGTGAAAATACCATTCTATGAGAATGCAATTCAGTGCCTAACTAAAGATAGATTGAATCCGGAATTCTTTCTTCTTCGTCCGATAAAGGAAAAGAAGATAATAGTGTATGATGACATATTAACAACCGGCAGTACATTACTTGCCACCTATGAGCTTTTAAGAGATAGAGAGCAGCTTCTTTTTCTCATAGGAATAAACAATAATTGATATGGGAAAGCGAGAGGAACCATTAACATTTAAGCAAGAGAAATTCTGTAAATATTACGTTGATACAGAAGGTAATGCAAGTGAAGCATATCGAATGTCTTATAATACTTCCAACATGAAGCCAGAGACAATTTGGAGCGCTGCGAGTAGACTATTAGCAAATAGCAAGGTTAGTACAAGGATAAATGAGATTAAGGCGCAGAGAGCGAAAGAGTCTGAAGTAGAGAGGAAAACTGTTGAGAGGGTATTAATGGATATAGTGCTTGCCAATCCCGATGATCTTCATTTTGTTGACCCTGCAACCGGGAAAACAAAAATGAGAACTCCTTCCCAACTTCCCAAACGTGCCCGTAACGCATTGAAGAAGATACAGAATAAGAGAGGAGAGGTTACCTATGAGTTCAATGGCAAAACAGAAGCGGCCCGGATATTAGGTGCTTGGAATGGATGGGAAGCAGATAAGAATGTCAACATCAAAGGTGGAGATGGAAACAAGGTCAGTGAACTTCGTATTGGCTTTGATGAAAATGATAAATCGGACGAATAGAACAATTTTATAGGTTATTTCCTGTGTTTTCTCTACGGATAAACCTTACTTTTAGAACAATATGGTTATAAATTATAAGAAGCTAAATCCTAACGGATTCTATCTATTGAAGTACTTGAATGATGAGACTATCCGTTTTATCATTCTCTATGGAGGTTCATCTTCCGGTAAATCGTACAGTGTGGCACAAACCATACTGATACAGACATTACAGGACGGTGAGAACACTCTTGTTATGCGTAAGGTAGGAGCTTCTATTCTCAAAACCATTTATGAAGATTATAAAGTCGCTGCGGCCGGTCTTGGCATATCCCATTTGTTCAAGTTCCAACAGAATACTATTAAATGTTTGGTTAATGTTGCGAAGATAGATTTCTCCGGTCTTGACGATCCGGAGAAGATAAAAGGTATCTCTAACTACAAACGTGTTCAGTTAGAAGAATGGTCAGAGTTCGAGCATCCGGATTTCAAGCAGCTACGTAAGCGTTTGCGTGGTAAGAAAGGGCAGCAGATTATTTGTACCTTTAATCCGATCAGTGAAAGCCACTGGATAAAGAAAGAGTTCATTGATAAAGACAAATGGCATGATGTGCCAATGTCTGTTACCATTGCCGGCAAAGAGTTGCCGAAAGAACTTACCAAGGTCAAATCCGTAAAGAAGAATGCACCCAGGCAAATACTTAATCTTCGTACTAAGCAAATCGAGGAACAGGCACCTAATACAGTTATTATCCAATCTACCTATTTGAATAATTTTTGGGTAGTCGGTAGTCCTGACGGTACGTATGGTTTCTATGATGAGCAATGTGTTGCCGACTTTGAGTATGATAGAGTCCACGATCCGGATTATTACAATGTGTACGCATTGGGAGAGTGGGGTGTTATTCGTACCGGTAGCGAGTTCTTCGGTTCGTTCAACCGTGGCAAACATTCCGGTGAACATAAATATATCCCGGACCTGCCTATTCATATATCAGTAGATAATAACGTACTGCCATATATCAGTGTGTCGTACTGGCAAGTAGATTTCACTACCGGTATCAAGGTTTGGCAGTTCCATGAGACATGCGCCGAAAGTCCTAACAATACAGTAAAGAAGTCCTCTAAACTTGTAGCCAAGTATCTGAAAGATATCAGGTATAGTGATAAAGTCTACCTACACGGGGATGCCTCAACAAAGGCGGCCAATAGCATTGATGATGAAAAACGTTCTTGGATGGACTTATTCATAGATACATTGCAGAAAGAAGGATTCGAGATTGAGGATAAAGTAGGCAATAAGAATCCGAGTGTTGCCATGACTGGTGAGTTTATCAATGCTATCTTTGATTGTACTGTTCCTGGCATAGAGATATACATCGACGAATCATGTTCGGTATCTATCGAGGACTACATGAGTGTACAGAAGGATGCTAACGGTGCCATTCTTAAAACCAAGGTCAAGAATAAAACTACTTTGCAAACTTATGAGGAACACGGGCACTTATCCGATACGTTTCGATATGTCGTTGTGGATTTGTGTAATGAGCAGTACACTGAATTTAGTAACCGGCGAAAAAGGAATCTGTATGGTGGTAAGGGTATGCTTGGTTTCTTTAATCCGGAAGCACAAAACGTCTACTCGCAGCGGCTTGTTTATGTCATGCCGAATGTAGATGGTACGTTTGTTCTTGTTCAGGCATCCCGTTGTGGTGATAAGTGGCATTTAACTGATGCCTTGTTTAGAGAAACATCTTCCATAGAGGAAATTAAGACCGCATGTTTGGAGCACAAGGCCAATACGTGTCTCTTTGAATGTTCATCTGCCTATTATCAGACTGTACGTGAGTTGAGGGAAATTGTGAAAGATACAGAAGTAAGAGTAAAGAAAGAGTTTGCCGATGTGGATAAGCGAATAGCTGCTACATCTGATTTTATAAGGAATAACTTTTTGTTATCACCAAAGATGTTAGAGGAATCTCAAGATTACAGTGATTTCATTACTAACCTGATGGACTATAACATAAATAGCGAGAATAAAAGTGCAAGCATTATTTTAAGTGGTCTTGCATATCATATAATAAAATCGTTCCCCGAATCATCTGCTGCGTAATTTGTTGTTATATAGTTTGTTATAACTGAATTTGTACATTTCTTATTTTTCAAGATTTTAGTGTTTTGAGAAACCGATTATTCATATTCCTACATTTGTTTCAAATAAGAAATAAATGAGTTGGTTTCGTAAAAAATCTAAGTCAGAGGAAGAGCTTGTACAGGATGCTAATATAGAAGTCGTGAGTGAGACTGTTGAAGAGAAGAAGCTTCCGGAAGGGAAAAAGATAACTGTTGAAGAGTTATTTTCTTCTCCGTATGTTTGTTCTCAAAATTTTCTTACGCTTTTTCAGTCTGTACCAGAAGTCTTTTTTCCAATAGACTACATCGCTTCTCGTATTTCCAGTGCTAACTTTCAGTTTAAGAAAGTTAAGGATGATAGTGTTATTTGGGCTAATAAGAATTTGAATCAGATACTTCTTAGACCAAATTGTTTGATGACATGGAAACAAAATGTTTATCAACATTTCGTATATAAACTGTGTCTTGGCAATAGTTTTACACGTGCTGCAATGTCTGATAGCTTCACTAATGTAGAAAAATGGCGTTATTGCTCTAACTACTGGGTACTTCCTGCTGATGCAATGGAAGTCTTGCCTGTTTTAGGTAGTAATATTCCATTGTTTGGTATAGCTGATCAAGAAGATATTATTAGAGGTTATCGTTTAAATTATGGCGCTTTGAGCACAATGAATATACCTGCTTATCAGGTATGGCATGATAGAGACGGGTGTGTGAGTTATTATTCCGGATTTGGGTTTATGAAATCTCAAAGCCGTCTTATGTCACAAATGAAACCGATATCGAACCTTATTGCTGTATATGAGGCCCGTAATGTAATTTATGTAAAACGAGGTGGTTTAGGATTTCTTATCAATATGAAACAAGATGAATCCGGACCCATTGCTATGACTGATAATGAGAAGAAAGAAATTTTGCAACAACACTTCGGTAAGTTCGGAGTAGGTAAGGACCAGTTACCATATGGGCTGTCTGATATCCCATTGAGTTTTGTACGTACCAATCTCACTATTGCAGAACTGCAACCGTTTGAGGAAACACTTGCTGATGCAATTAGTATTTCAGGTGCTTATGGTATTCCTGCTGTGTTAGTTCCTCGCAAAGACCAGTCTACTTTTAGCAATCAATCTACGGCAGAAAAGAGTGTTTATAGCTCTGTTATCATTCCATTTGCGAAACAGTTCTGCCGTGAGTTTACTCAATTTTTAGGACTTGAATCAAGCGGATATTATTTGGATTGTGATTTCTCCGATGTGGATTGCCTGCAGGAGGGGTTGAAAGAAGCCGAGGAAGTAAAGACCAATATCAATAGCCGGTGCAAAAACCAGTTCCTTAGTGGATTGATAACGTACAATGATTGGAGGGCGCAAATCGGTGAAAGTAAATTTGAAGAACCTATGTTCGACAAAACATTATTTGAGATGTCGGACCAGGAACGAGAGATAGTTAAACAAATATTTAGTCTTAACACAAAAAGTGAAGTTGAAAATGGAAGAGAAAATCAAAAGCCTTCAGTACAAGACAAAGGCAAATGATGTTGATGAGAAGGGTATCGTTACCGTCGCGGTGAACGGTATCGGTGTGAAGGACTCACAGAAAGACGTATCCATGCCCGGATCATTCAACAAGACTTTAAAGGAAAATATTGGTCGTATGCGTTGGTTCTTGAATCACCGTCCGGATCAATTGTTGGGGGTTCCATTGAGTGGTAAGGAAACAGAGGGTAATTTAGTTATGGTTGGCCAGTTGAATCTTGAAAAACAGATTGGTCGTGACACGTTAGCTGATTATAAGCTGTTTGCAGAGAATGGGAGAACCCTTGAACACTCTATCGGAGTAAAAGCTATCAAAAGGGATTTGACTGATCCTTGTAAAGTGCTTGAATGGCGTATGATGGAATATTCTACATTGACAAGTTGGGGAAGTAATCCTCAAACATTCCTTGTGAATATCAAATCTGCTACTGCCGACCAAGTAAAGGAAGCTGTTGATTTCGTTCGAAAAGCGTTCTTGCAGCATGGATATAGTGATGAACGTTTAAAAGGTTACGATATGGAATTAAGTTTATTACTAAAGAGCCTCAACGGTGGTGCCGTTGTCTCATGTCCTCATTGCGGTTATCAATTTGATTATGACGCAGAAACGGAACATACCTTTGCACAACAGGTATTAGATTACGCCGCCGATTATCAGAGATGGATAACGCAGGACATCGTAAGAGAAGAAATGGAGAAGCTCACTCCAGAGATTAGAACTCAAGTAATTTCTCTTATTGATTCTGTAAAGTCAGAGGAGAAAGAATTCACTCAAAAGAGTTTGCAGGATCTTATGAATTATGTAAGATGTCCCCACTGTTGGGGAAAAGTATATCGTTCGAATGCTATTCTACAAAATACTTCTGAAGATACTACCGGAAAGAATGAGCCGTCTGTTGACACTCAAGAAAAGAATGACGGGGAAAATGGTAACGATGGAGTAACGACTAAAGCCGCTGATAATTGCACTTTATTCGATTTCAAAAGTTTGAATAGTTGTTTCGAGAATAAATAACTTAAAATTTAAATTTTATGCCTAAAAAATTTACAGTATCAGATTTTAATCTGAAAACAGATGGTCTGCCGGCAGAACAGAAAACATTCATGGAAAACATCGTCGGCATGATGTGTGAAGTCGTAAACAAATCACTGGAAGGAGTTGTTACGCCTGATGATGTGACTAAACAGTTTGGAGATATTAATAACTTATTGAAGTCTTATGACGGCGAGAAGTTTGCTCAACTGATTAAAGACAATGAAACACTTGTTGGCCAGGTTAAGAGTCTTGGAGAAAGCATTGAAAAAATGAAGCAAAAAGGCTTATCTATGGATACTATCAATAAGTTCGACGAGAAATTGAGCGAAATGCTTGATAGTGAGAAGTTCAAGGAGTTTGCAGCCGGTCACAGCCGTAAAACAGGTTCTTTTGAGGGATTCAGCTTGAAAGATATTGTGTCCATGACCGACAATTACAGTGGTGAAATCATGATTACCCAACAGCAGAACCGTGTTGTTAGTCAGGTAAGTAATCAGAAGATTCATATGCGTAATGTCATTACGACTTTGCAGGGTGATCCTACATATACGCAGCTCGCCTTTACACAAGTGTATGACTTTGACAGGAATGCACGGTACGTTACTGAAAACGGTCGTTTACCGGAGTCAAGCATTAAGATGAAGGAAATTCAGACAGGTACGAAACGACTTGGTACCCATATCAGAATTTCCAAGCGTATGTTGAAGAGTCGTGTTTTCATCAGAAGTTATATTCTGAATATGCTACCGGAAGCTGTATGGCTTGCTGAAGATTGGAACATGTTATTTGGTGATGGGAACGGTGAGAACCTGTTAGGCATTACTAATCACACTGGAGTACTTCCTGTTGAAAGTATCATCAAAGATACTATCATTAAGGGAGAAGCCGGTAGTGTGAAGTCTGTCGAAAGCCATAATGGGGGTAAAGACACAATTGTTGAGTTCACAAAACCGTACGATCTGATGCTCAATGGTATGGTTATTACATTTGCTAATGCTGCTGTTGTGACAGACTTGAACAAAGCGAATCCTATTATCAAGATGAATGACCGTCAAATCTTGTTGAAAGGTGTTGCTTTTGCCGGTGAGGAAACAGCCATTGCAAATATGACATTTACTGTCAACAACTCATTCTTCCAAAGTATCGAAGCTCCTAACTCGGAAGATGTTATTAAGACGGCATTTGCCGTGATGACCTATGCACAGTACTATCCCAATGCTATTACTCTCAATCCGTCAGATGTTAATGCGATGGAATCAGAGAAGGATACTACGGGGCGTAACCTTGGTATTATTAAGGTTGTCAATGGTGTTAAGCATATTGCTAACCGTCCGATTGTAGAGAATACTGGTATGTTACCCGGTAAATACTTTATTGGTGATATGCACATGGGTGCATCTATCGTTGACTACACTAATCTTGCGTTAGAGTGGGCTGAAGATGTGGAAACGAAGTTGTGTAATGAGGTGGTTCTTATCGCCAGTGAAGAGGTGATTTTCCCTGTTTACAATCCTTGGGCATTTGCTTATGGAGATTTGGCTGAACTGAAAGAAGCAATCACTAAAAAGTAATATTATGGATTACATACTTAGAGGTAATGATAAGGATGTATCCAATGTGCTTAAAGAGCAACGCATTCGGATTGGTAGAGGGGTGGTTTCATTCACCCCTATTTCCGAGTGTGGTCTTATTACAGAAGAAGATGCTCGAAAGACATTGGAATGTATGCTTACAGAGAAAGATGCGAAAATCGGTGAGCTTACTGAATCCATTATGGAGAAAGATAAAGCTATTGTTGAACTGACAGATGAACGTGATACAATGAAAGCTCGTATTGCAGAACTTGAAGCCCTGGTTCCTTCTGATAACAAGAATCTTCCGGCTGCCGATTCAAAAGAATTGCCTGCTGGAGATGCTAAGGAAGTAACTGTTGTTGATGATAAAACCGTTTCCGTGGAAGATGAAAAGAAAACCGGAAAGGGTAAGGCTTCTAAATAATTATTGCCATGTTGATTGATGTTTCATATTTTACGTCAGGCCCCAGGCATATTGAGAATGCTTCGGTAGCTGAAATGCCTTCACCCAACTCTCTTGCTGTAAATGAAGTGATAAATGGGTATATCAAGGCATTTCAGTCCGAATTTCTTCATACTGCTGTCGGTTTTAGTCTTTCACAAGCTATTACTGATTATTTGGAGATCGTAGAACAGGAAAAAGAGGATTCTTCAGATGAGGTTGATATCTCGGAAAAAGATGAATCTCAATCCGGATATGCACTTTTATGTGAGAAGTTAAGTGAATCGTTCGCCGATTATGTGTTCTTTCACATTTTACGTGATATGAATACACAGGCTACTATCACTGGTCTTGTAAGATTGAAATGTGCTAACGAGTATATATCTCCGATTAAGAGACAGGTTAGTGTCTGGAACAGCATGGTGAAGAAGAACCGACTCTTTGTAGAATGGGCGATGTCCGATGATTGTCCTTTCACCGGTTTGAAGATTCAAAAGAACCTATTAACTCCCATTAATGCTTTCAATTTATGATGGAATTGGATATAACAGAACTGTTTGAAGAAGTAGTTAGAAAACTTCCTGAAGGACTTGAAATCCTCTACCCTAATGGGAAAGGTGGGGCAAAAATTGTAAAGTCACCAAGATTGAATTACATCTTTGGTAGCAGTCAATATATCAAGGACATATTAGATGAATACAGTAAATCTCCTGGCCAGTCTGAAAAAAAGTTCCCGCTGGTTGCACTCTTTACTCCAATTTATGAAGATAGAAGTGATCCAAATTATTTTTCTAAGGCAAAGGTTTCGTTGATTATAGTTTGTTCATCCTGTAAGGAGTGGAGTAATGAGGAACGTAGAACTACATCTTTCAAGAATATTCTCCGTCCAATCTATAAACGTTTGTTGGAAGTATTATATGAAGATTTCCGGTTTGACTGCGACTGTGACGAGAAAGTGAAACATAGTTATTCAGAGAATTATTCGTATGGTAGATACGGAGCCTATACAGATTCCGGTAAGGCTGTGAGCGAGCCCATAGATGCCATAAACATACGCTCGATGGAAATAAAAATTAATAATCTTAATTGTAGAAGAAAATGAGAAAGATTAGAACATGTAAAGGTGGCCGGATGAATACAGGTAGTTCTGCATGTAAAATCGACTGGAAGAAAGTCAAAGGTGCTATTATGGTAGAACATGGCGTGAAACTTCCTGCCGATATTACAAGTGAGAAGTTACTTGAATTATGCCATGCTGACCGCCCGGATCGTATTTATCCTATTTTCCCATTCCTGGAATATGCTTCGAATGGAGGTGATCCACAGGTAAATGCGACTGGTTATGGTGCAAGTGAGTACAACGGGCTTAATGCTCTTACAGATACCTTTACTTTAAAGAGTTTCGACGAAGTTTTGAATGCCCAACTTTTGAGGTGTGCTAACAAGGGGTGGGACGTTTATTTTTGGAATCAAGATAACACCTTGATTGGCTTTAATGATGGTACAGATGTGTTGGCGGGCATTTCAATGTCTTCTGTTTATCCAACTGTAACCCGTTTCCCTACAAGTGGTGCAAAATCAACTATGACAGTAAGTTTCGCTCATGAGGATGCAGAAGAAAGCCTGTTGAATTTTGATTATGCGCAGTTAGATTTCAATCCTAAAAACTTCTTGATGGGCTTGGTTGATGTCGTTTTTGAAAAGACAGAAGCGGAAAATGCCTACAAAATTATCGAGAAGATTGGTGGCTACGATCGTACAGAAGAATTCGGAAGTCTCATCGCTGATGGTGCCGCCGAGGTTATGAATAATACAACTTCTGCTTCTTATGCTGATGGTGTAATAACCATTGTCCCAAAAGCTGGTGCTGTTCCTTCGTTGAAATCTCCTTCTGTGTTGTTTGAAAAAGGAATTAGAGGTATTGAGCAGGTAGCATGAAAACAGATGGTGTAACGTTCGTTGATTCCGTAGTAAAGGAGATGACGAAGGAAGAATTTATTGAAGCTCATATCAATGTGGTGTGGCTAAACTTGAAAGAGGAAAAGCGCCGGAAGAAGCTCTCTGATGTGTTCGATACGATAACTAAGTAACTAATGGGCTGGGGTGTAGTTGCAGCCCGGCCCATTTCATTATTTATTATATGGCAGATTTCGATAAAGTTTATGACGTGATTCATTCCATTGCTTCCGGGTTTAAGGGAGAGTGTGTCAAATGTATGGAGGAAAATAAGAATGTGCTTATTGATTGCATACAGGAACAGTTATATAGTGGTTTAGATGGTACCGAACATTTATTGAATCCCACTTATGACAACGATACCTATTTCAATGAACCCGGTCCCTGGCAAAATCAAGCAGAAAGGTATAAACATTGGAAAGAGAAGATAACTCCACCTCTTAGGGGAGAGATACTTTATTTGCCACCACGCCCAGTCGAGGTTCCTAACCTTTTTATCACTGGTACTTTTTATGATAGCATTTTTGCGCAAAAAATAGATTCCGGATTACGTTTTGAAACAAAAGGTTTTAAAGAGGGGCCATCCATTGAAAGAAAGTATGGTGAGCAGGTTCTTGGCGTTGGAGATACTGCAAAGGAGTATTTCAACATCATGTATCTTCGTCCATGGTTAGAGCGTTTCTTTTCTGAATGTGGGTACCGGTAGGCTATGGCTTGTGGATGCGAGATAAAGAAAATGCAAAGTGAACTGGATCGTATCAGTGAACTGGCGAAGAAAGCAGCTATTTTAGATGGCTGTATGTATGTTGTTTATCAAAAAGAGGACGGTACCTATGCTTTTGATAAGGTTGGGAATGAGATTAAAGGAAAGATTATCGAATATAGACATTACCTATAATTATGGCAGAATTAGTAATAGAAGGACTTGTAAAGGATGGTGAGATTCAGACATTGGTTGAACTGGATAATACTATTGAGCGTGTAAGGGCAACGTATGCCAATGCGGCCAAAGATCTTGCAAAAGGGTTAAAGATTAATGTGGACGGAATTGCCGATCTTGAAAAATTAGGCTCTATATATACTACTCAATCTAAAAATGCGAGTTCCGCTTCTAATGAATTGACCGAAGCTCTTAGAAAACAGTCGGAAATATCCCAGACTGTGACAAAACGTATAGAGGAAAAGTTGAATGCAGAAAAGCTTTCCACTGCTGAAATCAAGAAACTTACTAAGGCGAGCGCTGATAATGCTTCTTCTTTAGAAAAAAGTGCTAAAGCAGAAGCCAACTTAACCAAAGCTCAAAATGCAGGTAATAGTACTCGTAAGAAAACTGTATTGACAGAGGAAGAACGGTTAAAGCTCATTCGGACAGCTATCACTCTAACCAATCAGGAAGTACATAGTAAGGCACAAGCAAAAGAAATGAATAAACAGCTTCAAAAGGCTGTAGATGTATTGAAAGATACTGATGAGAACTATATCCGGACTCTTGCACGCCTTAACTCCACAATAGGTATTAATACCGATTATGTGAAACGTAACTCCGACCGATACACACAGCAGAAGATGACAGTAGGTGCGTATCGGGAAGAAGTAAAAGCTGCGTGGATTGAGATACAAAACGGAAATAATTCAATGCAGAATATGGGTATTATTGCGCGTAATACCGGTAGGATGCTTCAAAGTGAGTTAGCTCCTGGAATAAGTAAAGTCGGTGCAGGACTCAAAGGGTGGGTTGCCGGGTATGTTGGTGCACAGGCTGTTGTTAATGGAGTGGTTGCGCTTTTTACACAACTTCGTGAGGGTGTAGGCTCCGTTGTTGAATTTGAGTATGCTAATAGCCGGCTTGCTGCTATATTGGGTACTACGTCTGACCAGATAAAAGAGTTAACTCTTGATTCTAAAAGATTGGGGGCAACGACTAAGTACACGGCTTCTCAAGCTGCTGAACTTCAAATCGAATTAGCAAAATTAGGATTTACACGAAAAGAAATCTTAGATGCAACTGAATATGTATTGCGATTTGCACAGGCCACTGGTGCTGAATTATCGGATGCTGCGGCTTTGTCTGGTGCAGCTCTTAGAATGTTTAATGCAGACACCAAGGAAACTGAACGTTACGTATCTGCGATGGCTGTTGCAACTTCACGTAGTGCATTATCATTCTCATATCTTGCTACCGCGTTACCTATCGTTGGCCCGGTTGCTAAGGCTTTCAATTTTACCATAGAAGATACTTTGGCATTAGTTGGAAAGCTTGCAGATGCCGGCTTTGATGCTTCTATGTCTGCTACTGCTACGCGTAATATTTTGTTGAATCTTGCTGATACGAATGGTGTACTTGCAAAATCACTGGGAGGGCCTGTAAAAACGTTGCCTGAATTAGTCGCTGGACTACAAAAGTTGAAAGAACAGGGGGTAGATTTGAATAGTACCCTTGAAATGACCGATAAGCGTAGTGTAGCTGCTTTCAATGCTTTCCTTACTGCTGCAGATAAGATAGTCCCATTACGTGACCAAATAACCGGTGTTGATGAAGAATTAGCAGGTATGGCTCATACAATGGGGGATAATGTCAAAGGAGAAATCTATAATTTGAGTTCTGCATGGGAAGCATTTATGATTACGTTAGGACGTGATACAGGTACAATTGCTGGGCTTGTCAGTGAGTTAACAGGATTTGTGCGTTCAATGCGTGAGGTTATCGCTACATCTGAAGAACTTGCAGAGGAAAGACTTGCTAATGCTGAAAGGAGTGGTCAGCAAGCTGCTAAACAGGATAAGGAGTGGGTTAAATCGAAGTTAGAAAGTATAGATACTGTTGCCCTCCATTATCGGAAAGAGGGTGTCGATGGCGCAGAAGCTTTTGAAAAAGCAAGAGCACAACAACTTAAGGTACTTGAGAGAGCATTAGCTCAAGAAGAAGCAAGGCTGCAACTCTATACCAAACGCAATGAGAAGCAATGGGATGAGTATAACAATCGGAGTTTTTGGAAACAAGGTCTTGGAATCCAAAAGGCTACGAATACAATGATTAATGATATTAATGAATCCTTTTCCCTGGTAGAGCAACAAACTGCTTATATAGCTGGTCTTAAAGAAAAGATGGACCAAATAAAAGGAATCACTAATGACTATCAGGATGAAAATACAGAAAGTACTTTCAAAAAACCTCTCACTGATAAGGAAAAACGAGAATTGGAGAAAGCTGCACAGGAGAAATTGAAAATCCAACAGACTTACCAAGAATCAGAACTTTCCCTTATGGATGAGGGATTAGAGAAAGAACTTGCCCGTATTGGTATTGAGTATTCAAAGAAGATAGCTGCTGTTAAGGGATATAGTAGGGAAGAGATTGCAACCAGGAAGAATCTTGCTAAAGAGATGCAGCGTGCTCTTGATGAATATTCCATCAAGTATAATTCAGATCGTGAAAAGAAGGATATTGAAAACGCTCTTACTGTTGTGAAAAAAGGTTCTAAAGAGGAACTGGATTTAAAACTACAACAGTTGGAACTTCAACGTGAGAGTGAAATTGATGCAGCAGAGAAAACTGGTGAAGATGTGTTCCTCATTGCTGAAAAGTATGCAAAGAAGAAAAAAGAATTATATGAGAAGTATGCTTCCGATCAAATTTCATTGATTGCTGAAAATGCAACTCATGAGCAAAAGATTCGTGATGAAGAACACATCATGGATATGCTTGCGTTGAAAAAGAAACTGGCTTCTAAGCAAATTACACAGCAGGAATATGCAGTAGAGGAATACCGGTTACGGCTTGATTATGCTCGAAAGACTACCGAAGCCGCTATTGATGCCTTAGAATTGGAGCTTCAAGCTGATAACCTTAGTGCGGATGATAGGGCTAAGATTGCCGAACAGTTGCAGAAATTAAAGGCTGATCTTGCCGAAGAGGAAGCAGAAGCAGAGATTGCCGCTATCAATAGTGTTACCAAGGCAGATGAAAAAGCGCAGAAAGAACGTCAAAAGAATCTCAAAAAATGGTTGCAGACTGCATCTCAAACTATAGGTGCAATTGGTGGGCTTGTCAGTGCTGTTTATGACGGTCAGATTGACCGAATAGAGGAAGTACAGGATATAAACGATGAGAAGTATGAAAAAGATGTAGAACGTTATGAGAAGCAGGCTGAACAAGGTGCTATATCGGAAGAGGAAGCCGAAGCCCGTAAACGTTCTGCTAGAGCTGCTACTGAAGCCAAGAATGAGGAACTTGAAAAGAAAAAGCAAGAGATTGCTCATAAACAAGCTGTATGGGAGAAAGCTACAAGTATTGCCCAGGCCGGAATAGCGACTGCACTTGCTATTACTGAAGCGTTGCCCAATATCCCGTTATCAATCTTGATAGGAGCATTGGGAGCTATTCAAGTGGCAACTATTCTCGCTACACCGATTCCTTCTTATGCTGAAGGAACGAAAGACGGTGCTCATCCGGGCGGTAAGGCGCTCGTGGGTGATGCTGGTAAACACGAGGTTGTCATGTATGCCGGTAAAGCATGGGTGACACCCGATACTCCTACACTCGTGGATCTTCCAAAAGGTGCACAGGTATTTCCGGATGTGAGCTCTATTGATTTGCCTGATTGGGATGTTCCGGAATGGGATATTCCCTCTCTTTCTCCCACCTTTGTAGGAGTGGATACTACTGGTGAACCTATTATTTTCAATGATTATAGTGATTTGAAATATGAAATAAAGGGCTTACGTCATGAACTACGCAGTATTGGTAAGCAGCAACATAAAGATGCGTGTGCCCGTGATTATAAATATTATATGCTTTCCCGGTTATGATTGAAAGATTGAACCAATTATCTCTATATGATTTTATAGAGCTTTCATGTGGTAATTGCTCCGTATTGCTTTCGCCAGATGAGGATATTAATGAGATGGAATTAAAGAAACGTTCATCTGATTTGATAATAGAGTACAAGAAGATAACTAATCCGTCCGGATTGAAATCTGTGTTAGTTGATCGTGAGGATATGATAAAAGAGAGGGCACGTGTTTTGCTTTTTAAAGTTTGTATTTCTCTGATTGCTATTGACGCTTATGATGACGTCAGAGAAACTTTAGCTTTATTATCGTATGATACGAAGTCTATGTCTGACGAGCAGGTCAAATCAAAAGTTGAGGAACTATTGCGATCTGCTTTATTCGAGCAAAAGAGAAGCGATGATATGCGTTCTGATGAGAAGAAAGAAAAAGCTACTCCGGAACAGATACGTTCTTCTTTTGATGCTGAAATAGCTTTTCTTATGACTTTTTTTAAAATGAATATTGATGTCCGGAACATAAATGCTGCTGTTTATGCAAACATCGTCCATCAGGCAGATGTAGAGATAAGCATGAAGAAGAAAAGGACGTAAATGTTATATTTCATATTGATATAGAATTAATTAAATCTCAATTACAATCGAATTTTTTCGAAGGTCGTTAGTAACTCCTTTTTAGGAATCACAAACGACCTTTTTTATGAATAGAAAGAACAACGCAAACTGCATAAATAAGCGTTTATGTAATGTTTTATTGTCAGAACTTCGTACCTTGGAAACGAAGTGTGATCGGATAACATTTGAAGTATCCGAAGTAAAAGAAATGATTGCCTCGTTACCCCCTGACATAGGCACTATCATTAGTTCTATCGAGCGTTCTGCTAAAGAAATGTACGAACAAAGCATAATGCATCGGGAATATGTGGAAAGGTGCATTAATGGTGAACCTAAGATACACCTAATAAGGAGGGCTGACAATGGACTTTGAAAAGGAAGTATCAGAAATATATCCCTGGATATTACGTGTAGCGAAAAGATTCTGCCGATCTATGCAGGATGCAGAAGATTTAGCCGGTGATACAGTGTACAAAATGCTTATAAATCGTGATAAGTTCGATGTATCAAAACCTTTGAAACCGTGGTGCCTTGCTGTCATGCAGAATACTTATATTACGCAGTACAATAGAAACTCTCTCATACATTTTATTGGATATGATTCAGCTATTGAAAATGCTTCTTCTGATTATGCTTCTAATTTGGCAATGTTTAATGATGTTGTGTCTGCCATTCGCCGATGTGCCCAAAAATCATGTTGTATGGATAGCTTAATATATTGTGCCCAGGGATATTCCTATGACGAAATAAGTGAACTGTTGAATGTCCCTACTGGAACAGTCCGAAGCCGTATTTCATTTGGTCGGAAGATGTTATATCAAGAACTTGATTATTAATTCGTTAAAAATGGTTCGAAAAAGGCTGTTGAAGAAAAAAAACATTTATTTTGTTAGGCTATTACCTAACAAATGACTATATTTGCAATACCAAATAACATAAAAGTCAAACCAAAAAAAGTGAATTATGGAAACAAAGTCTAATTTTAGAGCCAGAGTGATGAAGTATGCTCATCACCTCCTTTCAACAACAAAAAAGAGTTGGAAATATTGTCTGCTAAAAGCGTGGGAGCTTTACAGACTTGCTAAAAGAATGAGAAGCGGTGAAGTTAGATTCGCCTATGAGAAAGTGAATGGCAGTATTCGTTATGCTATCGGCACTCTTAAAAATGTGCCTGCAGGTGCGACAAACAAGGGTAAACGTATGACAAAGCCTTCTTATAAGACTTTCTCTTACTTCGATGTTGATAAGCAGGAGTTTAGAAGCTTCAAAATAGAGAACCTTGTAACCGTGTATTGATATGACTCCATTAGAATACTACTCAAAGAGAAAAGAGGATAGCAGGCAAGAGCTTGCTACCCTCATAGCACAAGCTAATCAGCTCATAGGTGATACACATAACAGCCTCAACACCCATACTAATCAAGGGAGTAATATTGGGAATATAAAAATGCTTTCTCAACAATTACAGCAGCTAACAAGCCGTATTGAACTGGAAAAGCAAAAGGGAGATATGCTTGAAAGTATCTGCCTGACACTAACCATAGAAGGGTAAGCATATGAAAGCAACTTTATTAAAAGTCACCGGAGAAACAGTTGAAATTTCTCCGGTGAATGGGAACTGCTTTACCCTAAAAGAAGTGCAGAGTTTAGTAAACGGCTATGTTCAAGTCATTGATCTTTGCTCTAATAAAATAATGATAATGAATGAGGAGGGTAAATTCCACTTTGAGTTGAATGTTGAGGCTACCCGGATTGCACTAATGAATAGTGCAATTTTTCCCGGTGATTATATAGCCGGTGACGCTATTGTGTGTGATGGCAGTATGTTCTAACCCTTTAATCTGAAAATATGAAAACAATTTATAGAGTAGAATCACCAAGTGGTGAAGTTCGTGTATTAGAAGTGTCTCGCAATGAGACTGGATATAATGTTTACATTGATGATTCAAACATCTATGAGAGCATTACTGAAGAGGAACTCACTGAAGCTTTAGAGAATCCTAATTTTTAAAATAAATCAGAGTTTTCCATTTGGGAAATATCTAATAACAAACCAGATATGAATGAAATAGAGTTTAATATAAAAGCCCTGCAATCAATAAAGACAACAGGGCTAAAAATA